TGCAAGGTGGCATCGGTATTGATGATTTGATGTTTATGGCGTGGCACGTGCTCAACGCTCAAAAACGTGAGGGCCGCGACTATGACACGTGGCTTCAATCGGTTGAGGATTTCAGCGTCGTTGAGGTCGCTGGCGCAAACCCTACGGATCCGGCAGCATCAGACGCCAGTTAGCTGAGCTGCTGTTGGCTACCGGGTACTGGCCAGACGGTATCGAGTTTGACGTAGAGGATTTGGCGACCGTGTTATTGCTCGCCAAGAAAGCCAAGGAGAAACGCCGTGGCCGCTAGCACGACCGTGACCGTCGCAGGCGTGAAAGAAGCCATGCGCGAAATTCAAAAGCTTGAGCCTGACCTTGCCAAAGAAATCAAGCGTGATTTCAAGCGCATCGTAGATCCAATAGTCAAAGATGCTCGAAGCCAGGTCATTGCGAGGCCATTGTCAGGTTTTACCCGGTCATGGAAGCAAGGCCGCATTTTTCCATGGGATCAGCAAGCCGTGAGCAAATCAATCATCGCCCGATTTAGCAATCGTCGTCGCGGAAACAGCCTGGCCGTTTTTAGCGTCACCATGAAAAGCCCGGCAGGCACCATCTTTGACATGGCAGGCCGCGCCAACGTCAACCGGCTGGCCACAGCGCTGGATCAGTTGTACGGCAAAGCATCACGCCTCATGTGGCCCACTTATGAGCGCAACGCAGACGCGGTCAATGAAAACTTGAAAGAAGTTGTCGACAAAATCACCGATGCGACGAATCGTAGACTGGTGCGCTAATGGCCGTATCAATCCCAATTATTTCCGAGTTTGATGGCAAAGGCATCGAGCGTGCCGTTGCCGAATTCAAACAACTTGAAGGCGCTGGCGCCAAAGCCCAGTTCGCCCTCAAGAAAGCCGCATTGCCAGCCGCGGCCGCCATTGGAGGATTAGCCCTGGTCGTTGGGGATGCCACCAAGGCCGCCATCGAGGATGCCAAAGCCCAGCAACTGCTTGCCCAGGCCATTGAGAAAAACACGCTGGCCGGTCAAGCCAACGTGAAGGCCGCTGAGGCATACATCGAAAAAACGATGATGTCGGCCGCTGTTGCCGATGACCAGTTGCGGCCAGCCCTAGCAACTTTGGTGCAAACCACAGGCGATTTGACGTACAGCCAAGACCTGCTGAATACAGCGCTCGACATAAGCGCGGCTACCGGGGCCGACCTGGGCTCGGTGACGGATGCCGTTGCCAAGGCGTATTCAGGCAATACCAAAGCCCTGGCGTCATTAATTCCGAGTTTGCGCGACACCATCAAGGAAGGCGCCTCTCTCGATCAAATCATGCAGCAGGTCAGCGCAACCGTTGGCGGTGCAGCCACCGTGGCAGCCAACAGCGCCCAAGGCCAAATGAAACGCTTGGCAATCACCTTTGACGAAACCAAAGAATCAATCGGCGCAGCCTTTTTGCCAATCCTTGAACGGCTATTGCCCAGGCTTCAAACCCTTGCCGCATTTGTCCAGGCCAACACAGACTTGGTCGTTGGCGTCATCATTGCCGTTGGAAGTTTCGCAGCCGCAATTTTGGCGCTCAATACAGCCATCAAAATTGTGACCGCCACGCAAACCATTTTTAACCTGGTGCTGGCCGCCAACCCGATTGTGGCAGCCACCATCGCCATCGGAGCCATGGTCGCAGCTCTTGTGGTGCTCGAAGAAAAGACTGGGCTCGTGACCGAAACGTGGGGCCGATTCGGCGCCGCAATTCGCGTCGTTCTCGGCCCGGTTTATGACTTGGTCGCAGGGCTAATGGCCATCGCCAAATTTGCCGGCATTGACATCAAACTGCCAAGCATCGAGTCATTGACGCCGAACATCAAAACTCCATCAATGGCGGTGCCAGGCACCACCAGTGGCCCCGATCTGGTCGAGCGCCGATTCTTGCAACCGATCACGCCCACAGTGCCCACAATCATCACACCAGTTTTGCCAGGCGGCGGTGGTGGAGGCGGCGGCGGAGGCGGCGGCGGTGCTGGTTTCGCCATTCTGCCCATTGATGAAGGCGCCATTGGCGGCGGTGGCGGCGGTTTCGGCGCGGCACCAGGCAACGAAGCATTGCTCGATGGTTTGACTGGCGGCATCAGCATCACCATCAACACCGTCACGGCACCATCCGATCTCGGTGACACCATCGTTAATGCTTTGCGTGACTACAACCGCCGCAGCGGCCCAGTGCAGGTCGAGATTGCTTAATGGCTGCAACAGTCGTTCAATCAGGCACATACCTGCTGGAGCTCGACACCGGGTTTGATGTCAATTCGTTCAAGCTTGATGATGCATCAAAAGGCGTGCTCAACAATACGACATACACACTTGGGCCCAATACGCAATACGCGGACATAACGGATTACGTCACAGACATCCGCTATAGGCGAGGCCGCCGCAAAATTGACGACCAGTTCTCAGCTGGCGTCATGAATTTCACGATGCTCGATGAAACAGGCATCTTGGGCCCATACGACACAACCAGCCCTTATTACGATCCACTGAACGACAAACCCGGTTTGGCGCCCATGCGTCGAATCAGGCTCAGTCGCAACGGCGACTATCTGTTCGTCGGCTACGTCACCTCATACACCTACAACTTTGAACTGGCTGGCTACAACACGGTTGATGTGACCTGTTCCGATGATTTCTATCTGCTGGCCCAAACCCAAATGGCGGCTTTTAACCCAAGCCCCGAATTGAGCGGTGCTCGCGTCACCACAGTGCTCGCATTGCCCGAAGTCGACTACACCGGCACAACCAGCATCGCCACCGGCACCGTCAACATGGGTCACGACAACAGTTACAACGTTGCGGCCGGCACCAACACCCTGAACTATCTCAATCAAATCAATGAGGCGGAGCAAGGCCGCCTATTCATGTCTCGAACCGGCACTTTTAAATTTCAAAACCGAATTGGCAACACATTGAGCGGATCCGTAATCACTTTTACTGACAATGGCTCAGGCGCCAAATTTGATGAAGTATCAGTTGAATTTGACGCTGATGGCGTCATTAACCGTTCTTATGTTCAAGCGCTCAATAACAACACCGCCACAGCCGAGGACTTAACCAGCCAGGCCACTTACTTCATCCAGTCACGCTCGATCACCAACAGCCTTTTGCACGACGCAACAGAAATCACTGCTTTGGCTGCCTATTTGCTTGAAGGCGAACCGGGGCCGCGATTCACGGCCGTTAGTACCAGGTTTGCGCTATTGAGCGATGCCCAACGAACTAACGCGGCCACAGTCGACATTGGAGACACCATCACCGTGACCAAGGCCATTACCGGCCTATCAACGCTTACCTCAGAGCTGAGCATTGAGGGCATTGAAGGTCACATCAACGTCAACAGCGGCCACCGGATTACTTATTACACAGCCCCGACCACCGTGGTATTCCAGCTCATCCTTGACGATCTGGTGTACGGCACACTTGATGGCACGAACGTATTAGGATGATGTAACCATGGGTGCTAACGCGCAAACAGCAGTTCCAACGTTTTCGGCCTCGCAGGTGCTCACGAGTACCCAGCAAAACAATTCGGCTCGTACCGGCGTGCCGGTATTTGCCAGCACGACAACGCGCAACGCAGCTTTTGGTGGATCTAACAAGACATTGGCCGAAGGCCAGTTGTGCTACGTCGAGGGCGTCGGCCTGCAAACATACAACGCCGCAGGCGCATGGGTGACATGGGGTGCAGCGCCAACTAGCGGCGGTTTGGTGTACTTGACAGGCGCATCATTTACGACGCAAACAAGCGTGTCGTTGCCAAATAGTACCTTTACCAGCACTTACCGTAACTACCGCGTCATGTTTCAAATCACCGCGGTTACATCCGACGCGGATTTCACCATGCGACTTCGAGCGTCGGGAACTGATGACACAACTGCTAATTATGATTACGCCTTCGGTGGACTTTCAGTGTCACCAGCGACGACAAGCGTTAGCGGCGCACAAACGGCTACGTCATGGGTGATTGGCGAGCAAGATGCCGCAAACGTGGCCTACAACTTGGTGTTAGACGTTGTGGCCCCACAAGTGGCCACAAGAACATTTATTAATGGGTCTTACACATACGTTGACAAGGCAAATAGTGTTTGGGTGGCGCGTTTTGG